ATGGGTGGCGGAACAACCGCACAGGGTTCTAGAGACTCAGGGGTTCCGCTTCAAACAGCACCTGTGTCGTTATCATTGACGACATTTGGCTGTCCTGTTATTAATTACGGTCAAAGCTTTTTCTGCGATTTTGGGACAGGGACTACGATAGATAATGTCTTCGTCGTCTCCGGAATCCAGCACTCTATTTCAAAAGGAAAATTTGAAACAAAGCTTAAAATGACTCAAGTTGATGCCTTTGGTAAATACACTAGCATGATTAGTAACATCACCAAAGCGATTACAGCTATTCGTGAAAATGACTCTTAATCATTTTTGAAAAACTGAAGCGCTGTCCTTATAGTTGGTATATGTCTCTTCTTGTTTCCAAAAGTGTTTCCGGCCTGCTAGGTGATGTATTACTTAACGATGGTATGGTCAAGGATTACCACCCTGGCGATGAATATACCTTCTGCTTTGGCACCGCTGGTGATCCTAAGTCTATAGAGGGCTTGCTACAGTTACATGATATTTCTGTACCAAGAGCCATACCAGAAGAATACCTTAAGTCATTTGAAGAATGTGGGTATGAGGGTGATATACCGTGGTCGTGTGTGATACCCGGTCCAGCCTACAGGAGTTTGGTGAAGCAATTTCTTGGTGATCTGCAAGAAGCGCTAGAAGTGATTAACAGTTCTTCATATTCTCTTTTCTTTTCTGGCTCAAATTCTTTGTTTAATATGCTTAGACCTGCCCGGATTGATAAAAGCCTCTGTGAAGTATTTCTTAGAGAGGGAGACAATCACGTCTTGAAGTCTATTTTAAAGATGTCAGACAGCAATGGCTTCATCCCAGTTCCTACGTACAACAGGGTATCGACAAAAACCGGTCGTCTTGTAGTGAAACAGGGCCCCCAAATTTTGACGATGAAGAAAGAGCATAGGGCGGTCTTAAGACCCTCCGATCCTGACAAAAGACTATATGAGATTGACTTCACTTCTCTTGAGCCAAGAGTTGCCCTGAATATCGCTTCAAGAGAGTGCAGCAGCGACGTCTACACTTCTTTTGCAAAAGATTCAGGTCTTAATGTCACGAGAGATGTTGCGAAACTGGCTATCCTTTGTTCGCTTTACGGTGCAGGAAAATACAGACTTGAGAGTGTTTTAAGGAAAGATGATTCAAAGGTTACTGCTAGCGTTCTGATCAGCGCAGTGCGTAAGTATTTCGCTGTTGATAACTTATCAAAAGCCTTAGTAGAGCAGGCCAGCGATGGGTTTATTACAAATTATTTCGCTCGACCGATTGTCGTTGACGAGTCTCGAAGCGCTGTTTTAGTAAACAATTTTTTGCAATCTACAGCTTCAGATATTGCAATATGCGGGTTTCTAGACTTTTGTCAGGTAATGAAAGATCTAGTGCGGCCGCTATTTGTGATTCATGACGCTCTAGTTTTTGAAGCTAGTCCTAAGCATTTAGACCGTATTACGAAATATGTAGATAATGGATATGAGTCTGATCTTTTAGGCAATTTTCCACTAAAGATTACGGAGTTTGATTCCCATGAATGAACAAAAGCTAAGAAAATATATTCGCTCTATGATACTCGAGGGTGAAGATACCTCGGAAAAGCCAGAGTCTAAAGAAGAACCCAAGAAGAAGAAAAGCCGAAAAGCCGATACCAAACCCGGCGAGATTGGGGCAACCATGGGACGAGGCCGATGGAGCAAAGAAGTTGCCGAAGCCGGTGCTCTAGCCGAAGAAGCTCCTGCTGAGCTTATGAAGAATCTCAGTATTGATAAGAAGTCATCAGGCTGGCAGGGCGTCGCAAACATCCTTAAGCAAGCTATGAGTACCGACGTTATGCGCAGATCCTATGGTGGTATGTCAGTTGTTGATCAAGGTGGTAACAAGGGATTGATGGTCTCTATGGGGGAGCTTGACAGTCGTAATGGAGCAAAATATCTGCACCACACGTTGATCGGCGCTCTGAACGCCGGAATGCTATCATTAGATGTACCAGTACAGATTGACCGACTTGACACATCGAGTGTCGTTATCTATAAGTCACCGCGTAAAAATTCTTGGTCCAAACAAGATCAAAAAGAATAGTGTAAACTTGCGGTATTTCTCCTACCTTTATAGAAGAGCAAAGGGAGAACCATGAAGCATTTAGCAGTAGACGGTAAGGTAATACTAAGTAAACTGGATCAATTAGATCCACCTGACAGAGAGCCGGCAAAAGGTGATGTGCCAGCAGTTGTTCTTGACGTAGAGACTACAGGTCTGAACGCGGATAAAGACGAGGTTATTCAGATTGCCCTTCGGCCTTTCTTTGTTTCCCCAACAACAGGTGAGGTTTCTGGCGTGAAAAAGAATGTTGCTTATTTACAAGAGCCATCGTATCCGCTTGATCCTATTATCACTGAAATTACAGGCTTTGTTGACGATGATTTGAAAGGTCACTCCATTCCATGGGACCGCGTTGCGAATATTCTCTCAAAGTGCCAGTTTGTAGTTTGTCATAATGCTGCCTTCGATCGACAATGGGTAGAGAAGGCTCTTCGAAAAGCTAATCAAGTTGTGCCCACAGACGTCATCTGGTGTTGCTCAATGGCTCAAGTGGATTGGAACAGTGTATGTCGAGCTTCGAAGGCTCTAGAGGTCCTCTGCGCTTGGCATGGGTTCTTCTACGATTCACACAACGCCACCGCTGATGTTGATGCTACTCTACACCTTCTCCGAAAAGAGTCTTACATGAAGACAATGCTGAATAATGCAATCGAACCAGATTATCACGTTTTTGCAGCAGGATCTTTGAGAGAAGAGAACCACCTTCTAAAGCAGCGGAGATATCGATGGAACCCAGAGCTTGGTTGCTGGTGGAAGGGTGTTAATAATCTTCAGGAAGCAGAGGTAGAAACTTCGTGGTTGTCTGAAAACCTTCAAAAATGTGAACCACAACACTTTGAAATTGAGCCTCAACATCGATTTACTACATAGTTAGTAATATGCGATATCTTAGATGGTTAATTAGGGAAATGCTGGCTGAAGAAGAAGTTCTCGGCGAGCCAGACGAAAGTGCTGAAGAGGAACATGAGAGAGAAGAGCAAGCTATAGCATCCGCTGTTGCTGGTGTTACTACACCTCTCGGAACCGGCCCTACTTACCCAAATAAGAAACGCAAAAAAAAGAAATAAAATACTTGAAAAACTGACGAATTGATCTTATACTACTAATGTCCTTGCGGACAAACTACAAATTGCACATTTGCATATTAAACATTGGAGGTTAAAAATGGCAATTGATTTTGATGCGCTTCGAAAGAAGCTTGGCCAACTTTCTGGCACTAATTCCCGGCGTAATTCTATGTGGCGCCCAACTGAGGGTGAAGAAGCGGTCGTTCGTCTTCTCGCTTTTTCAGACAATGATGATGGTCTTCCGTTTTCTGAACGGTGGTTCTATTATAACATTGGCAACAACCCTGGGCTTCTGGCACCTTACCAGTTTGGAAATCCAGATCCAATCCAGGAACTAATCACAAAGCTTCGTGATGAAGGCACTAAAGAGTCTTATGAGCTAGCTAAGAAGCTCTATCCTAAGGCACGATACTACGCTCCTGTTGTGGTTCGTGGAGAAGAAGACAAGGGTGTCCGAATCTGGTCTTTCGGGAAGACTGTCTACCAGTCTCTTCTCAACATCATGCTCGATGAAGATTACGGTGACATCACTGACTCCATGGAAGGTCGTGACATTAAGGTTGTTTGCACAAAGGCGCCAGGTCGTCAATGGGCGATGACAGAAGTCCGGCCTCGAGGTAAGCAGAGTAAGCTCGCCGACAACAAGAAGCAGATCAAGGAATGGTCTGACGCCATCCCTTCTCTTGCAGATATGTACGAAGAAAAGTCGTATGATGTCCTGACCAAGGTTGTTAATGATTGGCTCAACGGAGATGAAGAAGAAACGTCTAGCAACAGTTTTGGAACTTCTCGAGGCTCTTCGAACAATTCAACTACCAGCCCCACAAATACTAGCAATTCGGCTGCAGTTAGTGACAAGTTCAAGAGTTTAGATGATGCGTTTGCAGATCTTGAAGATGATTTTTAAGATTTAGTTAACGCTGTGTTCCGCAAGGGGGGGAGAAATCTCCCCCTTGTTTTTTATGAACATATCGAGATTTAGTCTTATATTTCTTCTAATTCAGGAGCAAAAAGAATGCCAAAAAAGAAAAAAGAAGTGAGCGATGAATTCACCTCAGACCTCATTAAATCGCTAAACAAAGAGCACGGTTCTAGAATCGCTTATAATCTCTCAACCGACGAGTCACCAACACATGTCAATAGATGGATTAGCACTGGATCCAAGCAGCTGGACTATATTATTGCGAACAGGCCCAACGGTGGTCTACCAGAAGGTAGGATCGTTGAAATATTCGGACCACCCTCTATCGGTAAGTCTCACATCGCTATCCAAATAGCAAGATCATGTCAGGCGATGGGTGGTATTTGTGTATACATCGATACCGAAAATGCGACCAGCGTAGAAAACCTTTCACTATTAGGCGTAGACATAAACAAGAGGTTCGTTTATGTCGATACTCACTGTACTGAAGAGGTTCTTGCGATTGCCGAGTCTACAATCTTAAAGGCAAAAGCGATGGACAAGAACGTTCCTGTTACGATTATATGGGACTCTGTCGCTGCATCATCTCCAAAAGCAGAGCTTACCGGTGATTATGACCAAAACTCAATCGGTTTGCAAGCAAGAGCGATATCGAAGGGAATGCGCAAGATTACTGGTGTAATTGCAAATCAGAACGTGCTCTTGATTTGTTTGAACCAGATTAGGACCAAGATCGGGGTTATGTACGGAGATCCTACAACCACGCCCGGAGGTAAAGCAATTCCTTTCCATTCGTCTGTACGAATCAAGTTAGGCGCCGGGCAGCAAATTACGAACAAGCAAAAAGAAGTAATTGGCATCCACGTCCGCGCTAAGACAATAAAGAACAAGGTGGCTCCACCATTTAGAGAGTGCAATTTTGAGATCCACTTTGGTAAAGGGATCGTAGAGCATGAGCAAGTCTTTGATGAATTAAGGAAGTTTGGTCCGGCGATTATTGATGGCAAAGAAATGACAGTTGCTGGTACTGGGTCGTGGAAGACTTTGACTGTTACTGACACCAAGACTGGCGAAGTCTTAATCGAGAAAAAGTTCTATAAAGCTGATTTTGGTGATGTCTGGAAAGACCCTCAATATAACAAGTATGTAGAAGCTTTGCTCAGCGCGTGCTTAACCAGGAAACTAGAGAGCCCTGAGTCTGCTATGCTTGATACTGAGTCTTACGAAGAAGTTAGAGCCGCCGCTCTAGATATGGACATCGATGGAATAGAAGACCTGGATGTCTAAAGCTCGGCCCACTTTAGTGATTGATGGCCTAAACGTCTTCTACAGACACTGGGCCGCCAACCCTTCTATGGATGCAAACGGCGAACATGTTGGTGGGATCGTTGGTTTCTTAAAGGGGATTCAACTTCTATGCGAGAGGTATAGGCCCAGTGAGGTGATTGTCGCTTGGGAGGGTGGGGGATCTCAAAGAAGAAGATCAATAGACTCAAGCTATAAAAATGGTCGACGTCCTGTCAAACTCAATCGGTTCTACGAAGAGATACCAGACACGGTTGAGAACAGAAATTCTCAAGTCGCGCAATTGGTTTCTCTGTTAAGAAAAGCCGGTGTGTCCCAAGTGTACGTAGCTGATTGCGAAGCAGACGATATCATCGCCTATATGGTTAATGTACCACTGAAAAACGATCAATGCGTGATTGTCTCGACCGATAAGGATTTTTACCAGTTGATAGATGATCGTGTACGAGTATGGTCCCCCGGCAGTAAGAAAGAATGGAGTACGGAAAGCGTTCTTGAAAATTTTGCAATCCATCCTGAAAATTTTTGTCTCGCAAGATGTTTTGTTGGTGATGCTTCTGACGGGTTAAAAGGTGCCCCTGGAGTCGGCTTCAAAAGTCTCTCCAAGCGGTTTCCGGCTTTTGCTAACGTTGACAATCTTGCTGTAGACGACATAGTTACTGAATGTAGAAAACTTAAAGAACAAAGTCGGCTCAAGCTCTATGATAGCATTATCGAACATGAAAATCAAATACGAAAGAATTGGAAGTTAATGTATCTTGGGCATGGCAAATTGGCAGCATATCAGATAGAAAAAATTTCTGCTTCTGTAGGTAGGGAGTCAAGTAGGGACAAGCTTGGGTTCATCAGATCTTTGAACAAACTTCAGATTACTAACTTCGATTATGACAAGCTTTTTATGACACTCAAAACTCTGAGATAAGGGAAAATGTATACATGTCTGTAGCGATTAACAAAACGGCAATTCTAGACGATCTGGCCCCTGGCCAGTTCGCCCAATATAACAAACCTTTTCAAGAGAAGATCTTTCAAGGTCTTTTGTCAGACCTGAAATGGGCTGCACAAATGGTTGAGGTTATGAGGCCTGACTTTTTTGAGCTTAGGTATCTAGAATATCTTTGTGAAAAATACTTCAACTACTTTAAACAGTACCGCTGCTTTCCAACCCAATCTTTGTTGATTAGTATTATTAAGGATGCTTTAAGTGAAGACGGTGATGTGATCTTACGAGATCAGATAGTTTCTTATCTGATCAGAATGAGAGAGAATCCCAATCCTGGTGATATTGCTTATGTAAAAGAAAAGTCTCTTGACTTCTGTAAACGTCAAGCTTTCAAAGAAGCGCTAGAGCAATCAGTCGAATTGATCAGCTCTGACAACTTTGAGTCAGTTATAACTCTTATGAAAGAAGCTGTGTCGATTGGAATGCCAAACACGGTCGGTCACGATTTCTTTGAAGATCTCGAGGCTAGATTCCAGAAGATTGATAGGTGTGTTTGTCCGACGGGAATCCCTGAGTTAGACGCTAAAGACATCTTGGCTGGGGGACTTGGACGAGGAGAGATTGGTGTCGTAACCGCAAACACTGGCGTCGGCAAGTCTCACTACCTTGTACAAATGGGTGCAAATGCGATGCGGCACGGAAAGAATGTACTTCACTACACATTCGAGCTAACCGAGCAAGCTGTGGGGATTAGGTACGACTCGAACCTCTGTAACATCCCATCTTCTGACGTACGAGATAACAAAAAGCACGTTGAGGAGTTCTACGAAAAGAACGGCGGTGACTTGGGACGACTAATCATTAAAGAGTACCCAACCGGTGCCGCGTCAGTAACGACAATTCGTAACCATATAGAAAAGCTTTCTTTACGTGGGTTCAAACCTTCTGTTGTTATAATTGACTACGCTGATATTATGCGCTCAACAAGACAGTACGACTCCCTTCGTCATGAGCTTAAATTAATTTATGAAGAGCTCAGAAACCTCGCCATGGAAATGCGCATTCCTGTCTGGACTGCTAGTCAAGCGAACAGGGATTCTGCCAACTCTGATATTGTTGGGCTTGAGAACATGTCTGAGGCTTATGGGAAAGCTATGGTCGCAGACCTCGTTGTTTCTTTATCAAGGAAAGCAACTGAAAAGGCAACCGGCATGGGGAGGATATTTATTGCAAAGAACAGAGCAGGTAAGGACGGTATTCTTTTTCCTATACACATTGATACGGCGCGCTCTAGTATTAAAGTGATAGAAGGCGAAGCTGCTTCTCTGGCCCAAGCTCAAAAGAGCGACCAGCGTGAAGCAAAAGAGCTGATTAAGAAAAAGTGGAAAGAGATTAATAGAGTTTGATAGGAGTTTTTAGTGTCGAAGACATACACATACCAAGAGGCGTTTGAGAAATGTTTAAGCTATTTTTCTGGTGATGAATTAGCAGCCAACGTTTGCGTTACTAAGTACTTACTGACTGATAACGATGGTAACTATCTCGAGGCATCACCTGATGATATGCACAAGAGGATAGCTTCAGAGCTAGCGCGTGTTGAATCGCAGTACCCTAATCCCATGTCGGAGGATGAAGTGTATTCTCTTCTGAAAGGGTTCGAGTACGTTGTACCTCAAGGCTCGCCCATGTCTGGGATTGGAAACAGAGCAAGAGTTCAATCTCTGTCTAACTGCTTTGTCATTCCTTCACCTGAAGATAGCTACGGCGGCATTCTAAAAACAGATCAAGAGCTCGTACAAATCGCAAAACGCCGCGGCGGTGTTGGTTTTGATATTAGCACGATTCGACCAAAAGGACAGAACACAGCGAACGCAGCGCGTACGACAGATGGGATTGAAGTCTTCATGGATAGGTTTAGCAACTCCTGCCGCGAAGTTGCACAAGGGGGCCGCCGTGGGGCTCTTATGCTGACAGTATCAGTGCATCACCCGCAAATCAGAGACTTTATAAAGATCAAGAGAGATTTATCTAGAGTCACAGGTGCCAATATCTCAATTAGGGTTTCTGATGAGTTTATGAACGCGGTTGAGAGTAACGCAGATGTAGAGCTCCGTTGGCCTGTAGATTCAAAAACTCCAACAATTTCGCACAAAGATAGCGCCTCAGAGATTTGGCACGAGATTGTTGAGGGAGCTCATGCATCTGCAGAGCCAGGAGTTTTGTTTTGGGACACTGCTAAAAATATGACGCCAGCTGATATCTATACAGACGAAGGGTTCGGTTCAGTTAGCACTAACCCTTGCGGGGAGATCATATTATCTCCTTATGACAGCTGTCGTCTGATGCTTATTAATTTAACTTCATTTGTTGACCACCCTTTTTCCGAGTCTGCTTCTTTCAACTTTAAGAAGCTAGACAACATCGCGTTCAAGGCACAGCGGTTGATGGACGACATGATCGATCTTGAAATTGAGCAAGTCGATAAAATACTAGACAAGATTGATAGTGACCCTGAGTCATCGCACGTTAAGCAGACTGAGCGATCGCTTTGGGAGAATATCAGAATTCAAGCTCTTAAGGGCCGCCGAACTGGGCTAGGAATAACAGGTCTTGGTGATGCTTTGGCAATGGTCGGTGTTAAGTACGGCTCCAAGGATTCTGTCAAGGTTGTAGAACAGATCTATAAGACTTTAGCTGTTGCAGCGTATCGATCTTCTTGCGTCTTGGCTTCTGAGAGAGGATGTTTTGAGGTTTATGATTTTGAAAGAGAGAAAGGCCACCCTTTCATAGAGAGGATGTATGAAGAGGATCCGTCACTTCGTGCTATGGCAAAAAAGACTGGCCGTAGAAACATAGCTATCACTACTACGGCTCCAGCTGGGTCTGTCTCTGTTTTGACACAAACTACTTCTGGGATTGAACCTCCTTTCATGCTTCACTACACCAGACGCAAAAAGTTGACAGGTCAAGATGCCAACGCTCGTGTCGATTTTACAGATAAGTCTGGTGATAAGTGGCAGGAGTACACTGTCTATCATCACGGCTTTAAGCAGTGGCTTGACTCTACAGGCCCGGACTGTGATTGGGATAAGGACGATCTGAATATCGCTGTATCTCATAGCCCGTACGCTGGTGCAACTGCTAATGAAATCGACTGGATCACAAAAGTCGAGATGCAGGCCGCCGCCCAGAAGTGGGTATGTCATGCTATATCTAATACGACAAATCTTCCAGCAGACATCACAGTTGAGGCTGTGAAAGATGTGTATATGAAGGGTTGGGAACTTGGTTGTAAGGGAGTGACAGTTTATAGAGATGGCAGTCGTACAGGCGTCTTAGTTTCTTCAAGCGAGAAAAAAGAAGATCCCCGCGAGTCAAAAGAAATTGTTCTTTACTCAGCGCCTCGCCGACCTGAAGAAATGAAGTGTGACATTCACCAAGCCAATATCAAGGGAGAAGCCTGGACAATTCTTGTCGGTTTAATGGAAGGCAAGCCCTATGAGGTGATTGGTGGACTCTCTGAATACGTCGAGATACCTCGAAAGCACCAAACAGGCGTGATAAGAAAGCGTGCCAGAAAATCTGTTTCCTCAAAATATGATCTGGTCGTAGGCACTAATGGCGATGAATTTGTTATCAAGGACGTCGTGAAAGTTTTTGACAACCCAAACTATTCAGCTTTCACTCGGACTCTTTCTTTGGCTTTACGCCATGGAGTACCGGTCCAGTATATGGTTGAGCAGCTGCAAAAAGATAAAGACGCCGACTTGTTTAGTTTCTCAAAGGTCATTGCCCGGTGTTTTAAGAAGTATATTACTGATGGTACTCGTGTAACAAACGGCTCTCAATCAGATTGTTGTGATAGCCCCAATGTTGTTTATCAGGAAGGATGCGCAATCTGTAAGAACTGTGGTTTTGGAAAGTGTGGGTGAGTTATGGCATATTCTGATAAAGTAAATGATCACTTTGATAATCCAAGAAATGTTGGTTCTCTCGATAAGAAAGACCCTCAAGTTGGTACCGGCGTTGTTGGTGCACCTGCTTGCGGGGATGTGATGAAGCTACAACTAAAGATAAACGATGATGGTATTATTGAGGACGCAAAATTCAAGACATTTGGTTGCGGATCAGCCATAGCTTCCAGCTCTTTGGTCACTGAGTTAGTGAAAGGAAAGTCATTGCTGGAAGCACAGGAGATAAAAAACATTGAAATCGCGAAGGAGCTTTCATTACCTCCTGTTAAAATTCATTGTTCTGTTTTAGCAGAAGATGCGATCAAAGCCGCGATTCGAAACTACAAGGAGAAGCAGCAAGGTGGATAGAGAAAAGATAGAAGCTTTTATAGAAGAAGATATAAACCCTGCTCTAGAATCGCATGGAGGCTGGTTAAAGGTTCGTGGTTTCGATACAGAGACTAAAGACCTTGAGGTAGAGATGGGTGGAGGATGTCAGGGGTGCTCTAGCGCCCGGATGACGTTAAAGATGGGTATCGACGCCGCGTTGAGAGAAGAGTTTCCTGATCTTAACGAAATTAAAGATGTAACGAACCACTCTGCTGGTACAAACCCGTTCTATTAGGAGACGAAATGATTACCATGACAGACTTTGCTATTGAGAAGATTTCTTCTATGATGAAAACCAATTCCGGCAAACTGTTCAGGGTTGGTCTTAGAGGGGGAGGTTGTTCTGGATACACTTATGAGTTTTCATTCGTCGATTTTTCAGAAGACAGTGACAAGCTTTTTCAATTCGGAGACCTAAACGTTTGTGTCGATAAGAAGTCTTATTTGTTTTTAATTGGGATGGAAATAGATTATGAGGAAACACCCTTCAAATCTGGTATAAAATTAAACAATCCTGCAGCAAAGCGAGTTTGCGGCTGCGGAGAATCCGTAGGATTTTAAAAAAAAGAGGAAAGTATGCATTGGACGACGGACATTGATCCAAAAATAAAAGAAGTTGAACTAAGAAAGCAGCCTGTAATAATTCGAGTTAATAAGTTCGATGAAGAATCTGCCAAGAAGTTTTCGCTAGAGATGGCAGCAGCCCACAACACAGGACAGAAGGTCATTCCTGTTGTCATAGATTCTTACGGAGGACAAGTATATAGTCTCATGTCTATGATCGGCGCTATTAAGCATTCTGAGCTTCCTGTGGCGACGATTGTTGAAGGTAAGGCGATGTCTTGCGGCGCGGTCTTATTTTCTTTTGGCACTGACGGGTACCGTTTTATGGACCCTAACGCTACTGTCATGATTCATGATGTATCCAGCATGGACTTTGGAAAAGTAGAAGAGCTAAAAGCCGGAGCTCAAGAAGCCGACCGCCTGAACACGATCATTTACACAATGATGGCTCAAAATTGCGGAAAGAAAGATGACCACTTCATGAAGATCGTGGATAAGAAAAAACACGCTGACTGGTTTCTTGACGCAAATGAAGCTAAGAAACACAACATGGCTCAACATCTCCGGATTCCAAAGATCCATATAAAGGTAGCTGTTGATATCGATTTTGAATAGGTGATTTATGGACAAGGTTTTTTATAATAAGAGCTCTGCTGACTCTCTTGGGTGGGAGCCGTCTTGGTTTGGTGCTGATGAACATGATGATGATCTTGTTGAGGCGATAAAAGATTGGCAACGTAAAAACAACTTAAGTGATGACGGGCTGTGTGGTCCTGCAACTTATAGAAGAATATGGACTGAACGTGAGGATGAGATATCAAACTACGCTCCGCCTACCGCGGTTTGCGGTCCTGGAGACAAGTTCATAGTCCATAACGGAAAGTTTTTACCCATTGATTGGGACAAGGTGGTTTTGTGGGATGAGGTAAACGGCTTTGAATGCAAAGAAGGCACGTACTCAAGCTATGCGGGAAAACCGGATAGGTCACCGCATTACTTCGTTAACCACTGGGATGTCTGCCTGTCTACTGAGTCAATGGCGAAAGTCATTAATAAAAGAGGCATCTCAATTCATTTCGGGATTGACAATGACGGAACGATATACCAGCTTTTAGATACGCAGCATGCTGCTTGGCAAGCCGGAGGTCGCAAGTGGAACCATGATAGTATCGGGGTTGAGATAGCAAATGCGTACTACCCGAAGTACCAGAAGTGGTATGAAAGAAATGGTTTCGGCCCAAGACCGGTAAACCCTAAAGGTACTGTTAAGTGTCACACTGGAACGCTAGAAGAACACCTTGGATTCTACGATGTCCAGCTTGAGGCGCTGAAAGCTCTTTGGGTTGCTATCCACAAGGGAATAGGTATTCCGCTTGAGTGCCCAACAGACAGCTCTGGTGACCTTGTAGAAACCGTTGACAAAGACTGTGAGGCCTCCCGCTTTAAAGGATTCATCAACCACTATAATTTAACCAAACGAAAGATAGATTGCGCCGGCTTAGACTTGGTCGGTCTTCTTAAGGACTCTAAGGACTTGTTATGATTCACATGGATTATGTCTGGATTGACGGCCTCGTTTCGCCCCTTGTTCGCTCTAAAACTAGAATTATCAAGCCGATCGTTGGCCAAGATGGAGAATATGAAATATCTGTTCCTGAGTGGAACTTTGATGGATCTTCTACCAATCAAGCAACTACAGAAGACTCAGAAAGGATTCTCGCACCACAGCGTGTCTACCAACTGTCAGACAAGCACTACGCTGTTCTTTGTGAGGTCTGCTTACCTGATAAAGAAAGAACTCCTCACTCATCAAATTACAGGGCTTCATTAAGAGACGCTCTTGAAGCAGGTGGTCTGGAGAAAGAGCTTTGGCTAGGGTTTGAACAAGAGTTTTTCTTAACAAAAAAAGGCAAAAATGTGATGTGGCCGAGAGATGGTGATCCGATTAACGATTCCAGGTATTACTGCTCTTCTGGGGGTCCTATCAAGCACCGAAGGCTGATAAGGGAGTTTGCAAGTCTTTGTAACACTGTCGGTATAGATGTCGTTGGATATAACACTGAGGTGAGTCCAGGACAATGGGAATATCAGGTTTTCGCAGAAGATCCCCTCAAGGCCTCTGATGACTTATGGATGAGCAGATACTTGATGCAGCTTTTGGCAGAGCCCTATGAGATCGGAATAGACTGGCACCCGAAGCCTCACGAGGGCTGGAATGGATCTGGCTGTCATACTAATTTCTCAACAACACTTATGAGGGGTTCCGGCGGGCAAGATTTATTTGTCGAGATGATGAAGTCTGCTGAGCTATTACATTCTAAGCACATGTTGCAATATGGCACGCTGAACGAAAGAAGAATGCTTGGGACCCACGAAACAGCGAGCTATGACAAGTTTAGCTACGGGGTCGCTTCAAGAGGGTCTTCTATACGCATCCCTACTGAAACCGCAGATAATGAGTGGAAAGGATACGCTGAGGACCGCCGACCAGCATCCAATTGTGACCCGTACCGTGTCGCTGAATGCGTACTTGAATATGTAGGTTAGATATGTCTGAATTGATTGCAACTCACATGTGCAAAGAGTCTAACGTTGGCTATCATGGTAA